TCGTGTTTTGAATATTTCACCTGAGTTTCGTGAGTCTTATACTGAGCGTGATGGTTTAGAGGGTCCATTCTTTTATGATGGTAATCGAGTTCTTTATTATGATGTTCGTGAGGGTAAATACTTAAACCCTAACACTGATCATTATATTTCTTATGATGAATATGAGCGGGAGTATGCTTAAATGAGTAATGAGTTTATGGAGCGTAAGGAAGATGAGATGCTATTTGACGTGTTGAATATGTCAGTGTCTGATCTTCTTACTGAGTTAAAAGATTCTGAGCTTGGTCCATTACTAGACAGTATGGTTGATCAGGTAGTGAAAGATCGTATGGATTATATGGTGTATCAGGAGAATGGCTAATGGCTGATTCTATAAAAGCGGTTGGTACTAATATGGATCTTGAAGATTATTGTGCTTTCTATGATGAGATTGAAGATATGTATTATGCCAATAACAGTGGTCTACGTGAGTTTCTTCATGATGTAACTACTCTTGATGAAGAGACGGGAAGTATGTATGCTGAGGAAGTGTATCAAGCAATTGATGCAGTGATTCTTGCTAAAGTTCAGAAACTAACTGGAGTAAACTATGAGCGAAACTAATATAATTGAATGGTTAGAATACGTGAGTACAGTAACGATTGAATACGCTGACTATAACAGCGAAGCTGGTATCTGTACTTGCGGATTACTTACAAGTGATTGCCCAGATGCTTATGATCATATGAGTCATGGTGTTTAGTATGGAAGATATCACTTGGTGGAAAGAAGTAACGGATTGGGAGTATCCGAATCATACCTATGGTCTGAATGCTCAGGGTCATATGGTAGCATATATCAAAGCCAGTAATGGTGAGATGGTAGTGATGAAAAATCCCTCGAAACAATTTAGTAAAAGTCGTAGAAAATTCCAGAAGGTAAAGATATGAGAATGTTAAGAGATAACGTATTGGTTCAAGAAATTGATACGAATGAAAAGCAAACGGCTGGAGGGATTATCCTAACCACGCCTCAAGATAAGAAGGGTTCAGCACCTGCGTTCGTGGTTGCTGTTGGACCTGATGTTACATTGGTTAAACCTTGTGACCAAATCTATCTTGATTGGAGTCAGGGTACTGCAGTTGAGATTGATGGTAAGCAGGCTGTATCTATTGAAGAGAAGTATATCAAAGCAGTAATAGAATCATAAAAAAATGCTTTACTTTTCTTTTGTAATCTAGTATAATAGTCGGGTAAATTGATAGGAGTGTTTATAGTATGAATGATGGTAAGTTAATCTTTGATGATGAGTTCGATGCGGAATATATCAATGCCCCGATGTGGGACCAGTTAGGTAAAATCGAGGATAGCGAATCAGCAGGGGAGGTAGTCAAGCCAAAGAAGTTTAAGCCAGTGAATACTGTGTTGACTGACGATGGCTTGACAATAACAGTAACCCCGAATGAGAGTAGAAAGATTAAAGAGATTCTACTGTCACTTCGGACTCCGTTTCGTGCGAAAGTTTTGCGCGATCTCCAGACCAGTAAGGGTCTTACAAATATGTTGAGGTTAATTCGATGACAACTTTACAAATGGCAGATGCCGTATTTTTAGGTAACATGAAAACAATCCTAGTGCTTATCCTTTGTGTTGGTGCTGGTTTCTTTCTACAATACTCAGTTGAGTTATTTTCTGAGTGGGAGTTTAATCGTAAGATGAAAAAGCTGAAGAAAAAGCAGGAGAAAGAAGATGCTAGTTGATGCATTGTTTGGTTTAAGTTTGGCGGTTGGGAGCTTGGCTCTCACCGTCTTAGTGTTTGAGTTGATTGGGCTTGGTCTCACCAATCGGAGAGATAAGTGAGCGATAAAGCAATCTGGTTGACTAAATGGTTTGCCTCAGGTATAATATTATTTGCGGTGGCATTTAGAAGTGCGGGTGAAGAGTATCATGCTCTTGACCTATACTGTTCATTAGCAGGTTCGCTAGGTTGGCTAGCAGTAAGTCTAGCGTGGAATGATCGTGCGCTGATCTTGCTAAATAGTGTAATGACAGTAACATTACTCACAGGAATAATAAAATTATGAGCGGACAGTGGGCAGGCGGTAAAGGTAGCAAGCAACGTAAGGTTGGCGACCAGAAGAAGTTCGATGATAACTGGGATGCTATCTTTGGTAAGAAGGATAAGCCATCAGCTGTAGATGATTGCGCCACAGCCAAAGCGGAGAGTGCGTCTAATGAAAAACAAAACTCAGTTTCGGAAAAATCCAGTTAAGAAAAATATGGACAAGTTCCATAAACCAGCAACTCATATTGATAAAAAGAAACAAGAAAAGAAGGATCCGCCTCGTGAGAGAGAGCCATGGTTCCAAAGACCTTAGGAGAGAGATGTGAATATTTTTATTTTGAATGAAGATCCTGTTATTGCTGCCAAAGAGCAGTGTGACAAACACGTTGTTAAGATGATCGTAGAGAGTGCTCAGATGCTGTCTACTGCTCATCGTATGTTGGATGGTAACTTCGGTAAGCGCAAGTCAGTATCAGGTAAGACCATGAGTTCATATTGGGAACTTGATGATTATCGCGAGAACGTATTGTACAAAGCTGTTCACATGGCTCATCCTTGTACAGTATGGACTATGGAATCGAGTGCGAACTATATCTGGCATGTTCGTCACTTCGAGGCGCTGTGTGATGAGTACAGCTATCGCTATGGCAAAACTCATGCAACTGATACCAAGTTACGAGAAGTTCTGAGACGTGTGCCTGATAACATACCTACAGGTGATTTGACTCCATTCAAGTTGGCTATGGGTAGTAATCCAGAATGTATGCTTGATGATGCTGTGGAAAGTTATCGTCGATTCTATGAAACAAAGCAGAAAAGATTTAGTATGGTATGGAGTAATCGTCCTACACCATCGTGGTTCAGAACTTTAACTGCATAAATAAAGCAAAAGGTATATTATGCCACTGTATGATTTTGAAGATACAAACACAGGTGAAAGATTCACGAAACTTATGAGTATAAGTAGTAGAGAAGAATATTTGGAAACTAACCCACATATTAAATCACTAATCCTATCGGCACCACCTCTGGTGTCGGGACATAATCTCCAAGCAAAGCAAGATTCGGGGTGGAACGACAACCTTAAACGGATTGCCGACCATCATCCTGGGACTGCGCTTGCGGATAAAGTTGGCGGTCGATCCGTCAAACAAGCCAAAGTCGCTGAAGTACAAAAGAAACACCAAAAGCGTGTTAAGGATTCGGAGGCTAGTAAACCAACATAACAACAACAAGGAGACGCCATGTCATCCACTTTTGCATCAGATACCAATATTCGTGAGTTAGATTTTTATATTGATAAAAGGCAAAAGAAAAAAGAACGTAAAGCCAATAGGAGAAATCAGCAGTCTGGCTTGCTGCTAAATGAAATAACACCACTAACGAATACGCAGGCTGAAGTATTCCATTCCTATAATAGTGGTAAGAATACTGTACTACATGGATGTGCGGGAACAGGAAAGACATTCCTATCAGCCTATCTTGCTATGCGAGATATAATGAATAAAGTTGATGGTAAACAGAAACTAATCATTGTACGAAGCGTAGTTCCTTCACGTGATATGGGATTCCTCCCAGGAAACATTACCGAAAAATCTAAAATATATGAAGAGCCATACAAAGCATTGTTCAGCGAGATGTTCAATCGTGGCGACGCATATGAGATAATGAAGCAGAAAGGTAAGGTTCAGTTTGTCACCACTTCTTTCATACGTGGTACAACTTGGGATGATGCTATCGTATTAGTTGACGAGTTCCAGAATTTATCTTGGGGCGAACTTAATACAGTAATAACACGTGTCGGCGAGAACTCTAGAATAATGTTCTCGGGAGATGGTAAGCAAGATGACCTGACCTCGGAGCGATATCATCAAGAGTCGGGCATTGCTCAGTTCGTAAATGTATTGAAGCGTATGAATTCGTTTGATTACATTGACTTCAAACCAGAAGATATTATACGATCTGACTTTGTTAAAGAATATATCGAAACATGTTATGGCATGGGCATATTTAATTAGATAAAAGGGTTTACTTTTCTCGCATTATAGGTTATAATACTATGATGTTTGAACATGATCCTATTGAGTTTAATGATTTAGAAACCACTACCATGCATGGTGGTAGATATTATGGCACCCCCAAAGGGTGGTATCCTAGCGTTACTACTGTGCTTGGTGTTCTGTCAAAGAAAGGGATAGCCGAGTGGAGAAAGCGTGTTGGTGAGAAAGAAGCTAACCGCATCTCCACTCAGGCTGCACGTCGAGGGACTAATGTCCACCAGATGTGTGAGGATTATGTAAACAATAATCTGAATAAGAAATCCTTCCTTCCCCATGAGCGAGCTATGTTCAGCTCGATTAAAAAAGTTTTAGATAAGCGTGTAGGCAAAGTTCGTGCGCAAGAGTGTGCGTTATATTCTGACTATCTTGGGATAGCTGGGCGTGTAGATTGTATCGCTGAGTTTGATGGGAAGTTATCAGTAATAGATTACAAGACCGCAGGTAAGTTGAAGAAGAAGCAGTATATCGGCAACTACTTTCAACAGGCTTCTGCGTATTGTGTGATGTTTGAGGAAATGACTGGTATCCCGATTGACCAGATTGTGATTGTAATTGGTGTTGAGAATGAAGACGAAGCTCAAGTATTTGTTGAGAAGCGTGATAATTGGATATTCAAAATGATTGATACAATTAAATTATATAAGGACTCTATATCATGAAGACGATTGGCTGGGTTTCATTATCGTGTCTTGTACTTATGGCATATTCCAAAATTAATTTAAGTTATGGCGAAGAAGTTGAAGTGGTCGACGATATTCAGTTGACGTGGTTAGCAAAGAATGTTTATTTCGAGGCTAGGAATCAGGGAGTCGCTGGGCAACTTGCAGTGGCAATGGTTACGCTAAATAGAGTCTCCGATAAAAGATACCCCAACACGATTAGAGAGGTGGTTACTCAAGGGTTGACCAGAGCATCGTGGTTATCGGGCGAACAAGTACCAATCAAAAACAAGTGTCAGTTCTCATGGTATTGCGACGGTAAAGCCGATACGATTGCTGACTGGAAAACATTCGGTAAGATCAAGAAATTACTCTTGACTTATATGAAGAATCGTAGTACAATAATAGATATAACGGAAGGAGCAACTCATTATCATGCTGACTACGTCATGCCTGACTGGGCTGCCACCAAAACTAAGACGATCGAGATAGCTGATCACATATTCTACAGATGGGAGTAATAGATGGTTGAAGTAATGACAACAGCAAAGTTCTCAGGGATAATTGAGAAAGTCGTGGTCGAGAAACGTATAAGTTATTTGGATGCTGTTTGTTGGTGGTGCGAAACTAATGAAATGGAAATAGAAGTTGCTGCCAAGTTATTAAACACTGTTATAAAAGGTAAGCTGGAAGTTGAAGCCCAAGATTTAAATTTTCTTGCTAAGGGCGCAAGACTTCCTATTTGATTATGGAGAAAGATGACGAAATGATGTCAGGATTTGAATGCTACAAGACTTATCTTGCTGTGAGTCAACACTTTGTTCGCGACTCATATGACTTCTTTAAATATAATGGAAAAACAAACGCAAAGGAAAATGCATACCTTACAAGGAAAGATAGGTATTTCTTTGAGAAAGCATCTAAGCGTTTTAAGCGTGGTGACTTCTTAAAGTTTTTGGTTGCTAATTATGTAAACAATACTAGCATCAATAATAAATGGATTGGAGAAATGATGGGCAGCAGTTCGAGCGATGTCCTAGTATCATGGAAGAAACGTGTCGAGTCATTAACATATCGTTTCTCGGAAGATATATCTTACTTGTATGATGTTGATGAAGATTTCAACAATCTCTTCATGGCAGTTGACGGAAGTCATCCGCTGATATATCGACACTTCGCACAAGGTAGGATATCTGTTGAGACTATGGTCTTACTTGATAAGTTGGTTGGGTTTACAAAACTATGGGAGAAGTATGACGATATCGTGTTAAACGATACGATTAAGTTGATGAAAAAATACTCCCCATTCCTTGAGCAATTTTCGCCGACTGAAAAGAAAAAACTTAAAGATGTGGTTCTCAAGTTTTATAAATAAAAAAAGGTTGACTTCTCCTCAAAAGAAGTATATACTAGCAGTACCCTATATTATGAAATATTGTGGATAAACTAAAATACAACGTAAATACAGAAGGAATACAAATATGTCATTTGCATCACTCAAGAAAAATCGTGCTAACTCTCTTAGCAAACTAGTATCCGAAGGAAATAAACTATCTGCTGGCACCAAGCCAAGCGGAGACGATCGTTTCTGGAAGCCAGAAGTAGATAAAGCAGGTAATGGTTACGCAGTAATTCGTTTCTTGCCTGAGCCGAAAGGTGAAGATCTGCCATGGGTTCGTATCTTCGATCACGGTTTCCAAGGTAAGGGTGGTTGGTACATTGAAAACTCCCTAACAACTATTGGCGAAAAAGATCCAGTTTCTGAGTTCAATACTACATTATGGAACAACGGAACTGATGCTGGTAAAGATCAGGCTCGCCAACAGAAGCGTCGACTCAAGTACATCTCTAACATTATGGTGGTTAAAGATCCGTCTAACCCATCGAATGAAGGAAAGGTGTTCTTGTATCAGTATGGTAAGAAAATCTTTGATAAGCTGAACGAAGCAATGAATCCAGCGTTTGAAGATGAGCAAGCAATCAACCCATTTGATTTCTGGGAAGGTGCTGACTTTAAACTTAAGATCCGTCAGGTTGATGGTTATCGTAACTATGACAAGTCTGAGTTTGATTCATCTAGCGAACTGTTAGGTGGTGATGATGATTCACTCGAGAAATGTTACGAGGGATTATACTCACTAGCTGAGTTCCTAGATCGTAAGAACTTCAAATCTTATGCTGAGTTACAAGCTAAGTTGAATCGTGTTCTAGGTTTAGGTGGCGCACCTGCCCCGACCGCTTCGGCTATGGAAGCAGAGGATGATGAGATTCCATTTGAAAAGCCAACTCCAGTCGCAGAAGCTAAACCAGCTCCAGTAGCTGAAGCTCCTACTCAGGATGAGGAAGATGATAGTCTATCGTTCTTTGAGAAACTAGCTGAAGAAGATTAAAATTCTCTTGGTAGGTTTTGGGGGAGCTTCGGCTCCCCTTTTTTATGCGTAAGCTGATCTGCCCATTCTTCTGTTTCTATTTCTACTTCTAGATGCGGTTGGCGTTACGTTTGTTTGGCTAGAAACATTAGTTGAAGTTGGAGCATTAACATTAGTGGGTGCGACTGTCGTTACTACTACGTTCCCAGCTCCAGCAGCAGCCTGAGCAGACTGTGCGTTGATCTCAGATCCTTTATTTCCTCCTGAACCAACTGCTCCTCTACCTTCTGTTTTGTTTTTGGCGAACTCAGCAGCTTGTCTTTGATTTGTTTCATCGGCAAGCATATTCATCTTCAATTCATCAACTGATATGCCTTCACTCTTAGCCTTTTTCTTGAGTCTGTTTTCTTCTATAACACTATCACGTGCCGCACGCTCGGCTTCTAGATTAGCTCTTTCCCCAGCAAGTT